AAGGTGAATCAGCAGCAGATAAAGCCCGCAGAGCTGCATTTAAGGCTCGCCATGCCGACAACATTGCGAAGGGCAAGCTGTCTGCCGCCTACTGGGCCGACAGGGTGAAGTGGTAAGCCAGCCTTCTGTGCTACAGTAGCGCCGTCCATCTGTTCACCCATGACCGGTCCTGATCCTGTAAACCACCCGTCCCACTACACCACCGGGCGGGTGGAAGTCATCGACATCATTGAAGACGCCATCGGTCGGGCACCTACGCCCGTTCTGGGCAACTGCCAGGGCCACGTGCTGCGCTACATGCTCCGTATGTGGGACAAAGATGACCCAACCCTTAACGCATCAAAATCGCTGTGGTATTTGCGGAGGTTACTAAACCACCTAGACACCTATCCACTTCCTGGTACAACAGAACAATGACTAACCAACACCCAATCACCCCACCGCCTGAGCTAGTGCAACAACGTGGCTATAAACGGGGCTGTACCACTGTTACTGGTGAAGTGAGTGGTGTCGAGCTTGCTCTTGCCACCCAAGCTGCACGCTGGGGTGCCGACCAGGAGCTGGCGGCGTGTGAGATGTATCTGGCGCAGTCGCCATATCCGAGCTGGGCCAAGGATTTCCGCGCCGCCAGACGCCCCAAGCCGCCGACGCTGAATAGCATTGCCCTGCAATTGTTAAGCACCATTGAACAATCAGAACATTTTATTCCTGAAATAACCGACACCATCCGCAAAGCACTAGAGGCATTACCTAATGACTGACTTTCGCGCCCTGTGTGAAGAGCTAACGACAACACTTGAATTTACTTGGGACGGAAGAAGGCCCAAAGTTATTCAAGAACTGCTGAACCGCGCCCGCACCGCCCTGGCTGAGCAGCCGGTGGGGGCCACGGCAAGCGACGTGACTGAACTGTTCTATCGCCACATGGGAGAAGGTTCTGAAGTTGGATTTGAAAACGCTATCGCAGAAGCCCTTGCCCGTTGGGGGCAGCCATGACTAACACTCACATGATCCAAGCGTTTGCCGTTGGCTTTCTTTGTAGTCCACTCACGTGGATAGCAATTCATCACTTACTGAACTACAAACAATGACTGACTTTGCCGCACTAACCATTGCTTCAAACAACAAGAAGACCGGGCCAATCGCCGTATCAACCACATCTCGTGACAGTTGTGCAGATGGTTGCCCACTTAAAGGTGATGATGGTTGTTATGCCGAATCAGGTTATTACACGCGTATGCACTGGGACCAAGTCACAGATGGCAAGCGAGGCGTACCTCCGGAGGAATTCATCAAACAGGTATCAAAACTACCTGCTAACCAGATGTTCCGCCATGATGTAGCTGGAGATCTTTGGAAAAACCCAGAGAACTCCAAGCAAATCTACTTCCCTTACCTAGAAAAGCTAGCCAAGGCTTCTTCTCATTTATATGCTGCTTGGACCTACACACATCACACCCTTGAAGGTATTGATGGTGCCAGAAACAAGCAAGCAATCTTTGATGTTGAACAATACAAATTCATTGTCAACATCTCAACAGAATCTCTAGATGTAGCTGCCAGGTTACAGAAGGAAGGGTTTATGGTCACTGTTGTTCAACCTGAAGGCGGTCCGACTGCTTTCAGACACAACGACGTTCAATTCGTCCAGTGCCCAGCAACCCTTCCAGGCTCAGAGATCACCTGCCAATCATGCGGTGGTCGCAGAGGCAAACCCCTTTGTGCAACCATTCGTAAAGTTGTCGTCGTCTTTCCTGCCCACGGCAGTAGAAAGAAGAAGGCAGCAGCACACTGTTCCTAACCACAAACAATGGAACAACAACCTCAATTTTTTATCTACAAAAACCGTAACAAAACACTCGTAAAAATCTTCATGAACAACCTTGATTGGGAAGCAAACAACAGCAGCCAAGATCTTGCTAACCAAGATAAGCTCAGCATGGAACAGCTTCGTGCCATGCAGCTTGTCGCCAAAATGAAAGAAGCTGCAGACCGTTGTGGGGCTGGTTTTGTTGGAGGCTTCATTTCACCCACAGGACAGCGTTTCATGATGTCCAACGTGGACAGCGACGACGTGCAGACGCAGGCTATCAATGCGCAGCTGGACGCCATGCAAGATCAACGTCTCTTTGAACTCATGCAAGACTCAGATGGAGAAGAGCTGATTGGCTGAGGCTCACGTATAATCCTGGTAACTTCCTCAAAATTATGGACCACAACCTTACGCTCGGCACAATCGTCGAGTGCATCGATCAGTTGATCGCAGACCCGACTTTCATCAATGAACTGGCGGGAGAAGACGAAGGGTTCATCGAAACCGTACTGGATTTCTTTGCTCGCCTTGAAGAACAATTCACGCCAGTGGAATTCATTGAGGAGGATCCAATCTTGTGGCGAACAGCCCAAGATGCAGAGACTGACTGATTAGTAAAACTTATGCGGCATCCCACAAAGTATAAGTCCGCAAATGTCCACTTGCACTTCACAAATGAACACTCCGTTCATTCCTGCCGATCAGCTTCAACGCATGATCACCAACCAGCTGTTTCAAGGACTAAAGCAAGGACCAGGTGCCGCACCGTTCAATCCAGTGCCGTACCAGCTTCACCAGATCCAAAGCCAAATGCAGGCGCAAACCATTGCAGCGCCTACACAAATCATCACTCCAATCAACCCTCCAGGAATCATTCCTCCTGTACCACACAACAACCTTCCCGGTTGCTACTAACCACTAATCAACGCCAGGTGGATCAAACCTTCCACCTGGTTTTTTTGTACACACAAACCAAATGAGCAGCCTTGAACGATCTCAACAGTTCTGGAAGATCTACATTAAAGCCAAACCAATCATAAGGAATATTTATGAATGCAGTTCTTTTCTGGTCTTTCTTATGTCCTTTGAACAAGCGTACAAACTTAAGACCCTGTCCGTCGTCAAACCCTGGCAAATAGCCCGGCTAGCCGAGAAAAGCCCCAAGCTCCTCAAGGCCATAAGCAAGGTAGCGAAAGTCTTATGAGACTCAATGTAACTTAATGTTTTCTTTCCTGACAGGATTGGAAGCCAGGTTAGATTTGTAGCTCAGTTTCCAGTCCTGGCAATGGTTTTCACCGGTACAACGCACTGCACTCGTACAGGTTTATGCCGCTCATAATGAAGTACGGGAAAGAGAGAAAACCAATGGAAACCACCATCGCAACCAAGAATTCAACCATGGCCTGGGCTGTCCTTAGCAAGGCCGTAAACGGTCGCAGCGAAGTCATTAAGGTGACAAACTGTGATGAGGCAGACAGGACCGTACGGGAGAACCCTGGGATGTTTTACAAAGCTGGACCCTTTCTGATAGCCTGAACCTACTCAACAAAACTCCATGAAGCTTCCGATCACTGCCTGGGTTGTGATGATGCATCACCAGGAAGCAGGAACATTTGCTCCTGCTTTTCCAACACTTGATGAAGCCGAGGAGTTTTCCAATGCACTGCGAGCCACAACCGAAGGTTTTGCAATAGCTGAACCAGTTCCCATGGTTCCTGCAAATCCTGTTCACTCCAGGGTTTTGGTAGATCGTTAACTATTACTAAAAGCTAAGAGGAAGGTGTTATCCTATGGGTAGCACCTTTTTATTGCACCAATTATAATAAGATTAACTTATAAACAGACTTGTGAGATTTGCTGGACAGCTTCCTGCTTACTACAACCAACAGTATGCAGAAGGCGGTAATCCTGCATCATTTGATACATCTTCTTTGCCTCAGCAATTTGGTGATGTAGCTGGTCTTGCAGCACGTGCTGCAGCACGTGGAGGAAAATTTGCTGAATCACAAGCTGGAAACTTACCTAGTCTTGGTTCAATTCAACAAAAAGATCCAACAAACAGTTGGGCAATGTCTGCAATCGAAGCAGGCGGTAGGTTCTTTCCACACCTTGGTGCAGCCTGGTTAGGAATTAATGCCGGACCAACTTCAACGCAAGACACATTAAAAACAAATCCTTATTACCAGCAGCAGCAGCAACAAAATCGTTGATATTGATTGGGATGCTATCCTATGGGTAGCATTTTTTTCAATATGGCAATCGTTGTATCAGTATCAGTGCCAGACGCACTCCATGAGAAGTGGAAGGCATCTGGACTGGACATCAGCCCCTCAAGCCTCTTCCAAACTGCGCTTGAAACTGAACTAGATAAAAAGAACCGCCACCTGGTTTACTGGTCCGAACGTGCCTTGGCAGCAGAGAAGAAGCTGAAAACCATTGAGAACCTAATCAAAGCTTCCGACAAAGAAGTTAAGAAGTTCCTCATGATTAACAGCATGTCCTGACAATCAACTTGTAAAGAATATTTACAATTTAGAATTATTTGGTAAGACACAATTTTATGTCAGACCAAACAAAACATCTTTACGGTCTAGAACTTACAAACGAACAGTGTTTGGAAGTATCTGACCTAATGATACATCTGAAAGAAGCTGGCCTTCTTATGGACAAAGAAAACATTGGCATGTTTATGACCACATGTTTCTATCGTGGCTTAATGGAGTACAAAAAAGATCTTAAATTCGATGACTAATTCAATTCAGCTCATCAAGGATGTATCGGGAGCCTACGTTGCTTACGACAGTAACCGCACCATCTGCGCCACGTGGAACCGAGAGCATGCTCAAAGCGCTCTTGAATACCACATCAAAAGTTTAGATAATGGAACAAAAACAAAAGTTACAGGGAGTTGGGACAAATGACTAAAATTTTTGATGTTTCAACAG